AGAAATTTATATAGAAGAATCTTAGCTTCGCGCTCTTCTAGATAACCTTCTTTCTTTAAAATCTCTTCGTTTACTTTATTGCTATTGTAAATGCTTTTTCTTTTTTGGTCGCCAACGATCCAAGCCATGATTGATCCTTTTCTATGAAGTATTGAATGTCTGTTTCCCAAAGTTTTGGGCCGCAAACGAGAAGTTTAGGTATTAACGCTACGCTATTTTTTCTGCTACCAGAAAAAACGAATTGACAGTTCTTGTGGAACTCTTGTTGCAACAAACGCATATTGTGATATACGAATTTTAAGTTGGATTTATGTGAGGTGAAGTCGTTATTGTTCTTGATCTGATCAAAACTAGATTCCACTACAATAAACAAGAAACAATCCATAGATTTGCATCTCTCGATCTCTCTTTTAAATCTGTCAAAGTTTTCTCCAACTAAAGTGCTCTTAAAATCACCTTCTGATTTTCTATCAACAAATGTTTTAGAATAATTTTGCCCACCAGCAGTATAGTCTCCAAAATCTAGCTTAACTTCTCTTTGATTCTGAAACTGCAATGGCTGCTGCTCTCTTGTATCAATGAATATATTAACGTTAGAGTAGTCAGAGTAAAAATCTTTGTGGATATTCTTTGTGAACATTGGTTTTATGCCAATCTCAGAACAAACTGCCGAGTAAGAACCGTAATGCTTCTTGAAACAGTCGATACTTGGCAGTTCGCTTGTCTCAATTTCGATATGACTAGGCGCAACAACTAATTCTTTGTTAGCTACTCGCCTTTCAAGCAGTTGTTTGATATACGGTTTAACAACTTCTGCTTTTTCAAAGTTGCACCACTTTAATAACTGCTCTCTGTTCTCGAAATCCTTTTCAAAATAAGACTCTTTATCCTTGAAGCTTAGCTTTGTACCAGTTAAGAGGTTTTTCTTCGGGTAATGGGCGCAGTAGTAGTCTGCAAGCGACATCTTATGCTTCTTCAAATGAGTATGAAGACTTCTTTCGCTTGGAAAATCTTGATTACATTCTTTGCACTTAAACGGCATCATCTAATGATATGCCCAAGATACGAGCTTTCCACTCAACCATACTTTCAAGCTTGCCAGCTTCCTCTCTAACAAGAGTCTTTTGCATTTCAGCGATCTTGATCATGTTAGCGCGCTCTTCTTCGTCTTGAAACAGCTGAACAATAGCTAAGATAGAAGCATTCTCCTTTTGTCTAGCGTTGATGCGCCCTGATCTATCACCTTGAAGCTTTTTAATCAAGCTTTCTACGCGGCCTTCGCATTGATGGTACTCGCCGCTCTTCGCTTTGATGATTTCAGCAAGACGAATACTCATTTCGTTCTGCTCTTGAGTATCTTCAAACATTTTATTCAGCTTATCTAAATGCCTTGAAGTTGTTTCCAAGTTGATAATTTCTTTGCACACGTTCATGTACAAATTAACTTCATCAGCAGTAAGGTCAGGCTTGTCCCAAGTCATTCTAATGAACTCTTCCTCGAAAATATTACGATCTTCTTGTGATGTATAGCAGTTAATGATCTTTTGAAACCGCGAGTTGGCTAAATTGATAGTAAGCTTCTCAATACAGAATTTATGTTGGCGGTTTAATTTTTCTTTATTGATCTTTTCGCCAGTAGCTTGATTGATTTTGTTAACTACGCGCTCAACAGAACGCGGAACTAAATACTTTACGCCAATAGCGCTTTCGGATTCAGGTTGACCTTCTGCGTTTACCGTTCTAATGAAGTTGGCTACAGCTCTCTGCTCAACTCCAAGGTTAACAATTCTGCGATCAGGAAAAATGAGTTCGGCAATTCTTACAGCAGACAATCCAATAGCTGTTTGATCAATAATAAACTCTTTTTGAGACTCTGAGAACTCAATGTCCGCTGCTCTTTCATACTTAGATGTTTTATAATTGATTTTGTTGCTTGCTAAGAACGATCTAATAGCAATTCCTTGCTTAGACCGCCCATCAAGCTTCTCATTAGCAAAGAATTTGCGCGTGATAGTGTTTAAATCAGGAAATTGTTTGGCTAAGTCTCTAATTTGTGTTGCCTCTTCGTTTGTGAAAGAGATGTCTGTTGTTTCTTGTTTAGCTTCCACTTAAAATATCCTCCGATTGTAAAATTTTTAGAGCTACTTGCCTAAATAGCTTTTTAAGATTTTTGATTTGTTTATATCCAGCCTTTTTGCCTTTCTCGTTTGTTTTGTAGCCCATTTCCGCCGCTACCTTCTCCTCGTCCACACCGTCAACGAAAAGCCTTGTATAGACCCTGTATTGCTTAGGAGCAAGGTATAAGCGCATTTCTTCATGAAGGCGAGCTGCGCTAGATAAAATGTCAAAATTCTGATCTCGCATTGAATGAACAGCATCTGTGTGGCCTTCGATAGATACACAAAGCTTAACATCGTATGCGCTCTTCTTTGTTTTCTCCCATTTCCTGTATAAAGGACATTCAGAACACTGTCTTCCGCTTGGCGTGATCGAACAAGCTGGCGGTTCGTTACCTTGATTATACTTGCAACCTAAACATGGGCGAGTATAGTTAGAGTAGTTGTTGCGAAGCAAGTTCTTGATCTGATTAGAAGTGATTCTAGCTATCCAAGGTTCAAGTGCGCGATCTTGCTTCCACATATGCCACTTCTTTGAGATATGGAATCGCACAATCTGTGCGACATCTTCGTAATCCATCCAACAAATAGCTTTGAGCTGCCAGATATATCTGTGCTTCTCAATGATTTTGTCTATAATGTCTTTTTTATCTTCGTAGGTTATCTTACCGAGCTTTTGAGCTTCCATATTTTTCGGGAGATAGGCCATCAATACCATCAGAGCGCTTTGCTTTGAATTTCTTAGCTTGCGCCTGCATGGGATTCCGTTGTAGATCTTCAAGGCTGAAGGCTTTAAAGCCTCCTTCCATTGCGATTTCAACGTCTAACGACTCTATGTGTGGAAGCTCCTCAATATCGGAAGAATCTTCGTCATCGTCTTCTACTTGTGAACTGCGAATAGCAGTTGGTTTCTGCTGAACTTTTGCCGTTGACTGTTGAACAGCTTTCGAGCCAAAAGAAGAACCGCATTTTGAGCAAAAGTTTGGCGCAAATCCAACATACTCATGTTTTGCGCCGCACGATGAACAGAAAGTGATAGCCATATTATTATTTAGATATGCGGTCAACCTTATCGTTAAGGTTTTCCAGCTTTACTAATATCTTAGTTATATCTTTCTGTATTTCAACCATTTTGTCTGTATTAACTGGCTTTCCTTCATCATCTACTATCTTTGAAAGGCGTCGAGAAATATTTTTTACCTCTGTATTAACGTAAGACATTTGCTCTGCCTGAACCTTCATCTCTAAAGCAACAGGATTAAAATCATCCTTCTTTACATACGTTGTATTTAGGTAGTACAACGTACAGGCGATCAAAATTCCGCCAAATACCTTAATAATATTTGCCCAACTATTCAACTGAGACGTTTTTGACGTTGCGCTGCTCATCTTTTATTCTATAACGGAGATTAATATTGTTAATCTTCTTTACAACAAATTTTAAGATTTCGCTTCTTTTAATATCTTCTTCTGAGAACTCAAAAGTATAGATTCCTTTTTCCATGCAGTCTTCTCCAGTGAAAAGTTCAAAGAAATCAAAGAAACCATTCTTAACTTTAATGTCGGACTGCATAAAATCTCCGCATAAAAAGATTTTTGTACCTTCTCCGATTCTAGTTAAGAGAGTTGTAATCTCTTTAGCTGTAAAGTTTTGCACTTCATCAGCAATAATGATTTTATCAGTGAATGTGCTGCCTCTTAGGAAGTTAACTGGTATTGCGGTAAGCCTACCATCGTCTTTAAGACGGTAAGCATCAGTAGCTTCGATCATTTCGTGAACTTTATCCTCAAGAGGAATCAAGTAAGGCGCAAATTTGTCGCTAACAGTTCCGGGCAGTGCGCCTAGAGACTTCTCTCCGCTCTCTGCGATTGTTCTAATGTAAATGATTTCTTTGTCATTGTTGCTAATGAGGTTTAACGCTGCGTAAACAGCCATAAATGTCTTTGATGTTCCCGCTGGTCCAGCGATAAAAGAGATTTTGGTCTGCTCGTTTAAAAGTATTTTTAATAAGTCTTGTTGCTTATCTGAAAACTTAAATTTTCTTTCTTTAAATTTGATTTCTTGTTTTAGTTGCGGAATTGTGATTCCCGCAGGTTTAGTTTTCTTGTTCTTAGGGGCTTTTTTTGCCATAAAGTGTTAAACCATCTCTTCAATAATCTGCAATCCTCCTTTAGCTACTCCGTTGGAATCAACAGAGAGACTTTGATTAGATAAAACGCCAGCTACCGAAAAAACAGTAGCGTCCGACATTGTAATTGTGCAGGTTACTGTTGTGTTTGGTTGATAATCAGATAGCCAATCTGCATTGGACAGTCCGTTTACTTGCAAAGATTTTGTAACTTTAGAAACGCTAACTTTTTCGGGATATTCCGAGCCAATAACAAAATTTGGAACTCTATCAACTTGAATATCGAAAGAAATATCCTCGTACTGTGAAATTGGAGTGCTGGAAAAATTTGGAGCAGTAAATTGAACTGTTGTCGCTCTCAAAGGAGAGAGTAAAATGCTTCCAGTTCCTGCTTCTTGCTCTGCGTGCGCGTAAATTCCAGAGCCAGTCGCTAATCCGTAAGAGTCAAATTGAAGCGCCGCAGATGCAACCTTCCAAGGCTCAAATGATGCGGAGAAACTTTTCAAATAACACTTGTTAAATTGGTAATCTGGAACTTTAATCAGCGAACCAGTAACCGAATCTCCAGTCAAATTAATGATTTTGTTGATTTCTCCAGAAACTAAAAGAACATTTGCCGAAATGCTAGAACTTTTTGGGCCAGTTTGAATGTAGTAGTCCATTTGCTGACCAATTCTTCTAACTCTTTTTAAACTAGTTGTGTTTGATGCGCTTAAACTAGTTGCGTACAAGATGTTATCGGTAGCACTATCAGAGTTCGTAAAATACGCTCTGATTTTATCGTAAGTAACGTAAGACATCTGATTATTTTACACTTTTTTTGAACTGTTTTAGATCAGCGTCATCAATCATTGAAAGCCGCTTCAAGAACTTGACATTTTCCAGTTTCACGTTCTGCATAACAAGACGACTGCCGCCAGTAATGATTCCTTCTTCGTTTACGTCGTAGATAAACAAAGTTGTTGACATTAAGCCGATTCTCACAATTCTCGCTGGGCTTTTTGTGCCGTCCCAAAACATCAAAACGTCATCTTCTTTTAATCCAGATGTCATTTTAAAGATAATGCTCTTGACAATGTTGATAATAAATTCTTTAAACAGCAACGAAGCAACGCCCGCTACCAAAAGTACCGAATTTTGAGAAATAAAAGAATTCATCTGATCTTCCATGCTATTTTTTACACTTTAACTGGAAAAACCACCTCTTGAACTACTATAACTTATGAACGGAAAAGGATCAAAACGTCGCCCATCTTCTATCTCTTCTGACGAATTCGCAAACAGAATTGATGATATTTTTGAAAAGAAAAATAAGGTGCAAGTGCCTGTTCTTCAAGACAAAGACGGCCACTTCATTATAATTTCAAAAAAAATGCTCAAAAAGGCTGGACTTAATGAAGGAGATAGTGTTGATTTCACTCCATCAGGAGACGGATACCTCGTTTCCAAAACTTTAAAACCAAATAAATAATTTTATGGGAATGTTCGACACAATTATCGTTAGCGACACTCTTCCTTACTCAGAGGAAATGATTTGCCTTGGCCTAAACTCTAATAACGGCGATTTTCAAACTAAAGATTTGATCAATTGCTTAGAAACTTATATTATCCAAGGCAAAAAACTCTTTGTACGAAGATACGAAGTGAATAAATTTGTCGAGCCAGAAAAGCCATCTGGCCCTTGGGATTTCGGCCATATGGAAAGAAGCGGAGAGTATCTTGAACAAGTTAACCATCACGGCAAGATCGTTTTCTACACTTATTACCGAGACGTTCTTGATCTTTGGGACTGCTCCGTAGATTACGAAGCTACTTTCACTCACGGCGTTTGCGATAGCATTGTTTTGGCGAAATTCACCAAAGAATCAAACAAACAGAGACTAGAAAACGAGAAGAGATGGAAAGAGCAGATTGCCAAAAACCATAATCTTTGGTACAATAAGTATATTTTTTATACTCTCACTTACCGCAATTTCTCTCGCTACAAATATAAGTTTTTTACAGCAATCGCTAACTTTTTTCACAAAATCGCATGACCTTAACAACTAACAAAGAAATCTACAAAGGAGACATCGTTGCAATGACTGCTGCGGTGTATCAAGAACTCGCAAATCGAGACATTCGTTTTAATTCTGTGCGAGAAGATGATGAATTTTACGATTTCTTATCACAAAGTCTTGACATTTGGTTTAAAACCGACCACTCTAAAAATTATGAACTCAAAAACTCTCTCAGAGATTCCTCTCTTTAGCGCAGATTTGGCCGATAGTCTCACATCAACTAGTCTCAAATGGCATTATGAGAATACAATGCAAAATGTTAAAATTTTGCAGTCTAAAAAGAAATTAGAAAGTTGGGAAACAGAGGATTTGGAATACAACCTCACTCTCGCGGGTGCTCTTCGCATAGTTTGTGATTATTATGGAGTAGAAACTAATGAAACCAAAGAAAAATCTAAAAAACAAAAAACCAGCAAAGTTAAAGCTTCCAAAAAAGTTTGAAGGCCACATTAACGCGCTAAAAGCTTACTCTACGGAAACGCAAGAGAAGCTCTTGTCCGATATTTTAATGACTGCTTATGTAATCGGTATTGAATCTACCGTTAGCGAAGAATATAAAACATTTTTAAAGTATATCGTAGATGGCGACAAAGAAATGGTTGAATTTGTATGAAAATTATTTGTATTTCAGACACTCATGGACTTCACGGTCATTTAAAAGGTAAGATTCCAGATGGAGATATGATTATCCACTCTGGAGACTTTTGTAATGGCGGCGATTACTTTGATTGCGTCGAGTTTTTCGCATGGTTCGGCTCTTTGCCGCACAAATACAAGCTTGTTATCGCTGGTAATCATGATAAATGGATGGAAAAAGCAAGCCGTTCTGAAATCAACGCGATCATACCGCCGGGCATTCACTATCTTCAAGACGAAGGTGTCACAATTGAAGGTTTAAACTTTTGGGGATCGCCAGTTCAACCAGAATTCTTTGATTGGGCGTTTAATCGCAAACGCGGATTAGCTATTCAAGAACATTGGAACTTGATTCCAAAAAATACTGATGTTTTGATTACTCATGGTCCACCTATGAGTATTCTTGACAAAGCTCCGGGCAATGTTCACGTTGGATGCGCCAACTTATTCACTACAATCACTGAAAACCTTAAACTTAAACTTCATGTCTTTGGCCATATCCACAAAAGCTACGGTATTGAAGTTAAAAACAACACTATGTTTGTTAATGCAGCTATCTGCACTGAACAATACAAACCAATTAACGCTCCTAGGACAATCGAACTCTAAATAATATGACATCAGAAGAATACATTTCACAAGGTAAAGAAAAAACAGAAAAGAAAGTATGGTTTTGGCCTACTGGATGGTACGTTGCGCCATACGCTCTAGGTTTTAGAGAGTGGGACAAGTATTACGCTTACTTGTCCGCGCAGTATCCTGTTCAGCGTTTCCTAAGAGAAACTTATGATAATTGCTATTATTCAGTTGGTTCCAATTACCGATTTATTAAGCGCAAAATCAAGAACTTTTTGCGTCATCCACGCAAAGAGTTTCGTAACGCTGTGTTTGATAAGAGCGGAGAAATAGATATCGTCGAAATTATCGTTTTGTTTCATCTTGGCTGTGTTGTTGAGCTGGTTGAAAGAGAAAAATATCTTGAACACACTTGTTCGGAGACTGAAAAGGAAATTCAATTCGTTAAACAACTTAAAGAAGCTTACGATTACGCTAAAGGTGGACGGCAAAAGCTTTTAGATGATATCGACAATCACGCTTTGAGTTTAGAGAATGATAATTTCATGACTTACCTTGATAAAGATAATCACCTTAACGAATGCGACACAGTTTTGTGCGACTTTGTGGTTAAAAACCGCGAAAAGTTTTGGACCTAAAATGAAAAGCTTAGTTTTTAGATTAATTTGGGCGCTATTAGCTATCCCAGCCTTTATTGTGCTGGGAGGCTTAACATTCTTGATTCAAATGACCTTTAACTCTAAAGAAGCCAGACGCGACTTTGTTAAAGGCTTAAAAGAATTGTTTTCTTATATTAAAAATGGTTCTCAGCCACCTTATGAAGAGGATTTGAATGACGCAAACTGATACAATAGTTGATACTTTAGTAACGCATCAAACTGTAACACATAAAACCTGTAGTGTTTGTGAAAAAATAAAACCTATCTTTTACTTTGGCAAAAAGAGGTATGATTGTAGAGATTGTCGGTCCAAAATACAATCTCCAAAAAATAAAAAAAGAAAAAGAGATATAAAAATTCAGTGTGTTAATTATTTAGGCGGAGAATGTATCAGATGCGGCTATAAATTACCAGAAGCAATAGACTTTCACCATATTGACCCATCAAAAAAAGAATTTGGAGTGGCGGAGGTTAATTTCAAATTTAACGAATTGCTTAAAGCTGAACTACGGAAATGCGCCCCATTATGTAAGAACTGCCATGCCGAATTTCACGCTGGAAGATTTGATTTAAAGCCATACCTACACAAAATACCAAAATTTAATGAAAACACTGAAAAACAGGATAGTACTGGGGATGACCTTGTACTTGGGATTCAAATTAGCAACTTTGATTGAGCTATTTTTAATATTTTTAATTAAGGCATAACATGAACAAATACATATTCGTTGACTTAGATGAAACATTAATTCATACTTATGGATTATTCTCCAAATCAGTTATGCCCGGTTATCAAAAGATAACTTTAGGCTCAAAAGAGCATTATAATACGAAGGTTAGAGAATGTTCTGTCGCGTTCTTGGAGCAAGCTCGCAAAAAGGCTAAGGTTTTTATGCTCACAGTAGCTACAAGAGAATACGCTCTTGCCATGAACAAAGCCTTTTCCTTTGGATTTGAGGCCGAAGATATATACTCGCGTGAGGATATTCGCGGGCGCACTGGCAAAATTCCTCAAATTGAACCGGGCGCTGTTTGGTTGTTCGATAACCTTCCAGAAGAGTATAACGAAGAAAAATGTAGATATTTGGCGCATTTGGGGCCGTTGAATTACGTTCAAGTTTCCGAATTTGACCATTATTCAGGCTCTTCTACTACTCTTCCTGATTATACTTATGGTAAACAAGATATCTCTAATGAGTTATTGGCGCTTTTAGTGGAAAAGGTTAAGTAAATATCTTTTATGGGTTTAAATAAAACAAAAGCACCTCCAAAAGAAAAAGCTGCTATAAACGCCACGGTTGTTAAAGATTTTTTAGATCTTTTAGATAAGATTGGTGGAATAAAGAATTTTCCTGAGTCTATAAAGGTTTGGAAAGCTTATCGTTTCAAACATGAAATAGAAGATTGCATTTCTGCTGAAGAAATAGCTACATTATTTAGGCATAATGATAATGGCGATGTATTTAGAATTAAAACAGATAGAAAAATTGGATATGTCTGTAAAAAAAATGGCGTTTTAAAAATTGATTTTTTTTATAAACATTATAGATTTAGAGTTGCTGTGGCTAAAATTGTTTTTTGTTTATACCATGGTCGTTGGCCCAAAAAAGGCTATGATGTTGACCATATAAATAACAAACCGTGGGATAATAGACCTTGCAATTTAAGAGAAGGTACAAAATCAGATAATGGAAGTAACAGAAGATCATTTAGAAGAAGTAAATCAGGTATAAAAGGTGTTTTTAAGTTAAAAAAAGGTTGTTATGCTCAGGTTTCAAAAAATAGAAAAAGATATAGAAAATATTTTGCTTATAAAGAATACAGTTCTGAAGAAGAAGCTATTCTTGCAGCTAAAGCTTGGCGCGATGCTACCGCTAGAGAGCTTCACGGCGAATTTTTCAACGAAAACTAATTTATGAGCGAAGATCAGCAGCAAAATCAAGAATCTGAAGAGTTTTTTATTACTTTTGAGCAAAAAGATGCTCTTTTGGAATATCTTAGCTACTCTCCTATCAATAAAGAACGATATATAAGAGCTTATACAGATTATAAAAATAGATTATCTATAGAATATCTACATGAGAACTATGTTGTTGATTTTGAAAAAGGTAAGTTATTTAGCAAAAGACTGAATAAAGAATTAGGTTCTAATAATGGCGAATATAAAATAGTTAATATACAAGGAAAAAGTATGCTATTACATATTATCATTTTTGCTATGTATCATAATCGTTGGCCGCATTTAGGTATGTTGGTTGACCATGACGATCAGAATCCTTTAAATAACTCTATATCAAACTTAAGAGAAGTTGATTATGAAGGAAACAATGAGAACGCAAAGACATTCAATAACGGAATAACAGTATATACTTTAAAAAATGGGCAACAAAAGTTTCGTGTTCAAAGATTTAAAGTTTATATTGGCACATTTAATTCTTATGAAGAAGCCTTGAAAGTTTCTTTAAATTGCAAAAGAGAAGATGTATTAAAGGTTTTATAGAATTCTCCCCCGCCCGGAAAGCAGACTTTGCTTTTAGTTGTTTTTAGGCTCTTTTCGTTTTCTCAGAAAAGGGTGGCGGGGCTAGTGTGTCTTTTTTAGGTATGTTTATATACAGGTAAGATATATAGGGTAAGTAAAGCAAGTAAATGTAAGTGAGATAAGTAAAGATAAGTAAAGATAGCCTTGGGAGTAATTAAATTAAGATGGTTTTAGTTGATGGTAGAGTGAGGAATTACCATCCCCCCCCGCGCCCTATACAATTCGCTATATACTTTTTTGTATAAGGGCGGGGAGTGTATATAGCGCTATATACTTTTCTATATACAACGCTATATCATTTTTTCTTAGTGTATATAGTCCATCAGCAAATCATATCCGCAAAGGTCAAACAGCTCTTCCAGCTGTTCATCAGTCAACGGCGTGCCGTCAACAAACGACGCCTCCGAGATAAATGCGTCTGAATAGTCGGGTGCATCCTTGTGGTCGATGTCATCGAAGCCAACAGATTTCAAGTCAACTAGCTTTCCGTCAATTAGTGGGTTTTTCATATGTGTAAAAAAATAAGGGTTAATCAGAGGAGTCAACAGTGTAGCACAACAATTTTTCCCAATTGAAAAACAACGTGTTGTTTCCATTGGTTGAAAGGTTAAGCTGTTTCCACTTGAGTTTCGTAATGACGTTTGACTGTTCAAGCGAAGGATAAGAAAAGCCACCGAAGTGTCCGAGGCTTTGGAAACCTTCGATTGAACCAAGGAAAACGTTCACTTTGTGCTCTTGTTGCGTGTTTGGATTAGTTAGGATCATGTGGAAAAGATAGGGTTTGAGATGGCAAACGCAAGAAAAATTTTATCTTTTACTGCGCTGTTTTGCAAACATAAGAAAGAGAACGATTAAGAAGATAAGAAAAGAGAGCATTTTTTTATGCGTTAACGGAAGTTTTAATGACAAAGCCGCTTTTGTCCTGCTTTGCTTTGCCTTTGGCATACAAGGCAACGACAACGTTTTTTGCGTCAAGAAAACGCAAGTCGCTATCGTCTCCGCTCACTACGTTGTAACCGTTCCACGTCTCAGGATGGTTTGCGGACTCAAAGACTGCGGCCACGTTGCCACCTGCGGCGAGCACTTGCAACGCTTCGACCTCGTTTGATTCGCTACGGGAAAATGTCAAATGATAATTCGCTGGCATTTCTCCGCGTGCGTGCGCGAGCGCACGCGAAACGCTTTTTGTGTAGTCATAAAACTGCACAGTAGGAAACTGCTCCATCACGCCGAGCCTTTCCCAAGGCACGTCACTTGTGCCATTTAGTCGCACGCAATAAGTCATGCCCAATTTGGCCGCACGCTTCATGCCGCGCACTATGTCCTTGTTTAACTGAATAAAGAAAGCTTTCTTGTCAGTGAAAAACAGTCGCGTCTTGCGTATGCGGCCAAGTCGCACGTTACTCATGCGGCCACGTCCTGCGGTGAATAGGCAAGAGGCGAGGCATCCAGCCGAGGCATTTACGCATAAGTTGCCAAAACCGCCCTCGTTTGCGGGGGCGAGGTAAAGAATATCAGTCAAGAATTTAAGCGCAAAACCTTTAGAAGTTTTCGCGTCCGAATTACTAGCAAGCAAAGGAAGTGATTTAGTCATGCGGAAAAATTGACCGTTTTCGTGCATAAAAACGATTAAAAAATCATAAAAAATCTTTGCTAAAAAAACGAGGTTGGCACGCCAAATTGTTCCACGGTGCGCAAATTGTTCCACGAAACGGCGCGCAGTTTGACCGCGAAAAAAATAAAGTCAAACCTTTTTTTTGAAAAAAAATTGTTCCACGACGCCGAAATTGTTCCACGAAATTGTTCCACGATGCGCAAATTGTTCCACGCCGGGCCGGGCCCGGTTGTTCCACGATGCGCGAATTGTTCCACGAAAATGTTCCACGATGAAAAATTGTTCCACGCTCCAAATAAAAAAGATCAAAAAAGATCAACAAATTGAAAGAAAGTTGTTGCGTTTAAGAAAACGGCGGTCATAATGGTCACATAATGAATAACGTTACTAAAAAATCCGATCCATACAAAATCTCAAGCGATCTTTCTTTAGCTTGGCATAAAGCTAAACGCGAAGGCGTTTCTGTTGAAATTCTCAACCAAATGGCGAAAGCCTTTGAGCTGGCCCTAGCGGAAGACAGAATCAAAAACGGTTACAAACCGCAAATTTTTGCCCGCTCTTCAAAACGCTGGCAAACTGATGCCAACGGAAACACCCATTTCGTGAGTTAAAAAATCCTGTGGTCAGGGAATGTTCCACAACGTGGAAAATGTTCCACAAGAATGTTCCACGATGCGGAAAATGTTCCACACCGGGCCGGGCCGGGTTGTTCCACGACGCACGAAATGTTCCACGAAAATGTTCCACGACGCCAAAAATGTTCCACAAGATTGTTCCACGATGTGCGAAATGTTCCACACCACGCAAAAAATCTTTCGACAAAGTGAAAATAAACGAAAATAAGTGTTGCACCACGCAAAACACCTGTCATTCTCTTCTACATGGAAAATAACACCACCCAAAAAACCTCCGCTGAAATTCGCACTGAAATCGAAGAAATTCGCTCTCAAATGTGCGGCAAATTCGCTTACATTGGAATGTTCGACAAAAGCTTTTTCAACCTTTACACAAAAGAGCAACTCGTTGAGCGCTTAGCTGAAATCGCTAGCGAATCAAAACAACTCCAAAATCAATACGACCAAAAAATCAGCGAAATGCTCAGCGCCAAATCCTAATGAATAAAAAAATACGTTACCTTACTCTCGACACGACCGAAATCAGCGTGATTGAGTCTTTACTTTCCAATCCAGTTATCGGCTTATCTGAAAAAAATCGGCTTGCATTGCGTGAGTATCTCGTCGATGCTGCACACTACAACGAAGGCGGCGACATTTGCCGCTCCGAATTTTCTACCTTCAATTTCTCCAAATCAGAATAAAAATATGAATAACGAACTAAAAAACACCATCGAGAAGATCATTGCCTCAAAGGGCGCTGCTATCGTCTCTTTCGACTACAACGGCAAGAAACGCAACGGACTTATCGGTTTCGACTCAAAGAAGAAAGGACTTGGCTCGCGTGTTTGGGGTCAGCATCTTTCTTCCGCTATCGTTGAGCACGACGGAAAGCTTTTCTTGTCGGTTCAAACGAACAACGAAGAAACCGAAACGGGCCATGCGTTCAAATCGTTTGACCTTTCCAAGATCGAAAACTTTTGCCATAACTCCAAAAAACAATAACAGAAACACCATGAAAATGTTAAACTTAGCTGTATCGGGCGCGGACCATGCTTCCGTGCCTCTCGACCAAATCAACCTTGTGCCAACGCCAGAAGCAACGGCCACGTTTCAACCTATCGCGCATAGTGTTCTAATCGACATTTTTCGCGATCAACTCAAAACCGCTGGTTTGTCTGTTCTTTCCGAACACCACACGCTGGCACGCTATGGCCAACGCTACTTTGGCCTTTTTCAGATCGACATGAAGCGCGAGGGAGCGAAGTCTGGCACGGTTGTTGGATTGCGTAACGCTCACGACAAGAGCTTCCCCGCTGGCATTTGCGCTGGCAATGCTCCTTTCGTGTGCTCAAACCTCTGCTTTCACAATGAGGTTGTGCTTGGTCGCAAGCACACGACGCATATCATGCGGCACTTGCCTGAGATCGTTTCGCGTGCTATTGGCAAGCTTGGCGATATGTGGGTGAAGCACGAAAAGCGCGTTGAGGGTTACTCCAACACGATGCTCTCCGACGAGCAAGCGGGCCACCTTATCCTAAAGGGTTACCGCGCTGGCGCAATCGGGAAAGGCATGATTGTTGACGTTCTCGACCAATGGGAAAAACCGTTGCATGAGGAATTTGCCCCGCGCAACTTGTGGTCGCTACATAATGCGTTCACAGAAGTGTATAAGGGAAATCTCGTTGCGTTGCCTAAGCGCTCCGAAGCATTGCACAGTATATTCGATCCGTTCGCTGGTTTGACTGTTGATATGAGTCCAATAGAGATCGCTGTATAAAGCGTTATACAATTCGGGGGCTGCACTATATAGTGTGGCCCCTTTTTTTATATAGCGCGCTATATAGTATATACCGGGCCGGGCCCGGTTGAATTGCGACTAGGTCTCAATCTCATGTTGCGCGAAAATGTTCCACGACGTGCAAAATGTTCCACGAAAATGTTCCACGATGCTGGAAATGTTCCACGCTACGAATAAAAAAGATTAAAAAAGATTAAAAAAGTCTTGCGCTCAGTAAATAAACTCCTACTCTGTTCTTCATAAGATCAAATGAATGAATTCCAACTTGCAAAAATCTTTATCGCAAACAACTTTTCCCGATATGAAACTATTCAACACCTCAACAAAAATGAAATCCCTTTGCCTTCTCCTCGCGTTTTTTTCTGGGCTGAACTCATTGCACAGCAAATCGGTTGTAACAGTCAGCGCAACTGAGATCGTCGCCACAACTTTGATTGCCGAGGCTGGCGGCGAGCGCGATTTTCGCGCAATGTCTGCTGTTGCCGAAGTGATTTACAACCGCTCGCTCGCTCGCAAACTTTCGCCAATGCAAGTTTGTTTGCAGCGCAAACAGTTCTCCTGCTGGAACGGCAAAGACGTTCAAAGTGAAATCGACAAAGCGAAGAAACACAAGAAATGGTCAAATGCTCTCCAAATCGCTCAAAATCTTGGCTCGACTAATTACACAAAAAACGCACAGTTTTATCACACCACAAAAATAAATCCATCTTGGAATAAGAAAATGCTTGCAACAGTTACAATCGAAAACCATATTTTTTACAAATGAAACACAACACCGATTTGCGAAATGCAGAGTTTGAGTTGACTTGGAACGAAACAAATCTTCGTTACCTTTTGACCGACGTAAACCCAAGCCAAGAAAAAATCGAAGCTACGAAAAAAAGAATTGACCAAGTGAAGGCAAATATCCAAAGTCTCAAAAATGAAACCTGAAAAACAAAGAATTGCCATAGCGGAAGCGTGCGGATGGAAGAACGCTGACCATCCCGACGCAATGAAGCTCAAGCAGGGTTGGACCATGCCAGAGAAGTGGTGCATGGACCCAAAGGGCGTTTTGCGCTTTAACCATCACAGGCCCGACTACTTAAACGATTTGAACGCCATGCACGAGGCGGAAAAAACCTTGGATTATAACGATTTGAATGACATGGAAAAAAGCGTTTCGTTTCATTTTGGTGTTACTCCGTTTCACGCCACCGCGTCCCAACGTGCCGAGGCTTTTCTCCGCACAGTTGGCAAATGGGAAGAAAGCTAATGAAACCAAATCAAAAAGACATTGACATTGCAGAGTGGATCGAGCTTGACGCAATGAAAAGAGATATCAGAAATGTGTTCGCCTCATTTCTCAAAACCGATGAAATTTCAGCCGACGACATAAATGCCATCCATAACATTTTGTTTAAAAAGAAAAAATAAGTCTCGACATTTACAAAAACTCTGCCACTCTCTTAATCATGAAAATCACACCCGCAGAAATCGAAATGAGTTACAAAACTGGAACCGTTTTTGGCTTCACCATTGACGAAATTTCCAACGCTCTTGGCTTTCAGCCAACACCAAGCGGAGACGGCAAATGCTGCGCCGTCTGGAATTTCACGGCGGAACTAAACAACGAAACCCACGATTGTTCAATCTGGGATTGGAAAGGCTCTAGCTCGCAAAAATACTTTTCTTGTTTTATGCCCGACGAAATTCGGGACGAGATGGAGAAATTTATAAAACAAAAAAACTAAAAAATAATAACACTATACAAGCCGCACTTTATATAGTGCGGTTTTTTGCTATATAGTATATAGGCGCCAGGTTCAGGTGGTTTACTATAGCCGGGCCGGGCCGGGTTGTTGCGAATCAGTCTCATTATCGTAATTGCAAGACAATCGCGTTAATTAGCGAATTATTACTTATTACTTATTACCTCATTCAGCTTTCGTTATTACGTATTAAGTAGTTCTCCTTTCATTATTAAGTATTATCTAGTTCAGCTTTCGTCTTTTAGTATTAAGAGATAAGTGGTTCACCTTTTGTTGTTGACAAAAGTGGTGGGCGGTGAGGGACTTGAATAAAAGATTATGAACTACTTCATAATAAGTGTAATATTATTATATGAAATGTTTAAGCTGTAATCAAGAATTAGTTGGGCGTCAAAGTAAATATTGCTGTTCTGAATGCAAAGGAAAAGCTTCAAATAATGTTCACCAAGTATATAAGGCGCAACAAAAAAGAGGCATTGAAAGAAAAATCAAATTAGTCGAAATGTTTGGCGGCAAATGTAAATGCTGCTCGTATGACAGAAATTACGCAGCACTTTCATTCCACCATAAAAATCCTGAAACAAAATCATTTTCACTTGATTTAAGGAATTTATCAAATAAAAAATGGGAACTCTTGATTCAAGAATCTGAAAAGTGTGAATTACTCTGTATGAACTGCCATATGGAACTTCATCATTTTAACCATAACAAAATAATGGTGGGCGAGACAGGGGTCGAACCTGTAAACTAACGATTATGAGTCGTTTGCTATACCATTTAGCTACTCGCCCAATGGTGTCCCCAGCAAAAGTCGAATTTGCATAAAAGCGTTAGAAGCGCTTTGTCTTATCCATTAGACGATAGGGACTAAACTATTAAGCTATTTGTTGTTTAAGCTTTTCTCGTTGCAATTTCCTCATCTCGTTCTGATATTTACGATCTTTCTTCTCATTATACTTGAGAGCTTTATCGAACTCTAGCTTGTGCTTATCGTAAATGAATCGCAATGTATTCATTGTGGAAGTTGCTTCTTCTGGTAGTGCCATGTTAGTGAATCAAAAAGTAATCTTTGCTATGGGAGTAAATCTCAAAGTCTGAGAGGTCTTTCTTTTCCACAGCTTGGCGGAGAATTTCTAATACTTGCTCTTGGGCTTCTTCCTGAGAAGCAGCTTCAAGCAAACTATAAAAATTAACAGAGAAAGCATAAGTTGTTTTAGTTTTAGTTTTAGCCATAAGTTTTATTCCTCGTAAGGTTCCCAGTTAAATTCAGCAGTGGCAAGTTCTTTCCACTCTTCTTTGTTAGGGTCTTCGTAGCATACTGCGTTACGAAGAGCGCCATTAGA